AGGTCGTAAGACTAAACGATACATATCAGAATCAATGGACTATGTCAAGAACCAGAACAAATGGAAAGCAGCAGAAAGTTTTGCAAAAGATCGTGGTTGGAAATTTGTTGTATGGACAGAGAATACTCTTGAACGTATGGGTATCAAACCTAAATCTACCAAACCATTAAAACCGTATGTAAAACGTAAAAAGTAGTATAAATAAGGGTATGAGTAATTTATTTCAAAACCTAGAATTAGCTGCCTTTAAAAAAGGTATAACACCACGGTCTGCAGAGTCACGCGCATGGTTCCAAAAGCAAGCTGCAAAGCTTGGTAAAGTCAATCGTAGTCAGCTGATGAAAGAGCCTGAATTACAATTAACTGGTAGACAGGTACTAGGTGGAATGTTTATGTATTTTTATGATCCTAAAACAAAAGATACATTGCCATACTATGATTCATTTCCTTTAACTATTATAGTAGGTAAAGCACCTGGTGGATTTACAGGATTAAACTTGCATTATCTTCCAATGGCATTAAGAGCTAAGTTTCTTGACGCACTTATGGACGTCACAAGTGATACAGCAATGGATGAAGGCACAAAGTTTAATGTAAAATACAATATGCTAAAGAGAGCAACAAGCTTGAAATATTTTAAACCATGCTTTAAAAGATATTTGTCATCAAATGTTAGAAGTAGATTTGCATTAGTCCCTGCACCTGAATGGGAAATTGCAACGTTTCTACCGACACAAGATTTTCAAAAGTCTAATAAGAGTTCAGTATATGCAGATTCTAGGAGAATGATTTAATGGCTAAAAGTCTTAATATTGATAACCTAAAAGGTTTAGTATCAACTTCTGGTGGTATTGCCAGAGGTAATGTCTATCAAGTCGTACTCCCTCCAATAGATCCACTCAGATCAACCGATTTAAATTTATTATGTAGTTCAGTTAATTTACCTGGCAGACAGATTATGACTCAAAGTAGAGATATCGGTTTGATTAATCAGAAAGTTGCAAACAACCATGCCTACGACGATATAAGTTTAACGTTCTTATGCCTAAATGATTATGGCATTCGTAATTACTTTGAAAACTGGCAGAATCTTGCAATAAATCAAGAGACACTTGAAGTCGGATATCTCAATGAATATACTTTTGATATTCAAATAAAACAATTAAAAAAAGGATTCGGTGCACCGCTCTATTCTACTCCACTTGGAATACCAAGACTTCCAGCAGAATTGCAAAATAGATTACCTAAGATTGAATTAGGTGGTATTGGAACATTAGACTTTGCACAAGGAGAACTTGACTTAGATTTTATAACCGAAGATCAAGTAATATATGAAGTTAACATCTTCGAATCATTTCCCACATCAATGGGAGCAATACAATTAGCTAATTCCAGTGACGGAGTAATTGAACTGACTGTTCAACTTTCGTATAGAAACTGGAGTTCAAAAACAACAGCTACAACAATACAAAGACCAATCGCGCTTAATCCCGCATCTATAGTATCAAACCTGGTAAGTACGGTACTTGATCAATAAACATAATGGAGAAGTAAATTATGGCACTACCAAAACTAAATGACAGCCCAAGGTTTAAACTGACTGTTCCATCAACTGGAATAGAAGTTGACTACAGGCCCTTTCTTGTAAAAGAAGAGAAAGTATTACTAATTGCAAATGAAAGTGGAGATGAACAAACAATTGCAACTGCAATTTTAGACACAATCATAGCATGTATTGAACAACCACTACAACCTAAAGATTTTACTATGTTTGACATAGAATGGATCTTTCTAAAAATTAGAGCAAAGTCTGTTGGTGAAACAACTGAGGTATCTATTAAATGCGAATCATGTAATGCAGATAATCCTGTAAAGATTGATATCAATTCAATTGATTTACCTGCATCGAAGCAAGGAATGATAATACAGCTAAATGACACTATTACGCTTGAAATGGCATATGCGAAATTTGAAAGAGTACTAGCTACTGATTTTCAGCAATTCACTGACAGTGGTAAAATGTTTGAAATGATACAACTGTCAATGCATGCAATTCAAACTGAAGACGAGCGTGTATTATTAGCTGATGAACCTGCTGCAGCAATCACAGATTTTCTTGACTCAATGACTACACAACAGTTTAGAATGATTACTGATTGGGTTAATGATGTACCAGCTTTAAAACATACAGTTAAATTTAAATGTGAAACATGTAAAAGTGATAATGAAGTAGAGCTACAAGGTATGCAGAATTTTTTCTAATATGTCTATCTCATAATAATATTATGAACTACTATTCGACTAATTTTGCAATGATGCAGCATCACAATTATTCGTTGAGTGAGATAGACAATCTAATGCCTTGGGAAAAAGAAGTTTATGTTGAAATGCTGAAAGAGTTTATTAAAGAAGAAAACAGAAAACAAGAAGAAGCTAATAGGAAGCGGAAGAACTAATGGCAACTCTAAAAGATATCCAGCAGGAACTAGAGCAATCTAATAAACATTTAGATTCTCTTGATGTGCACTTTAAAAATGTTGCGGCTATGGAAAAAGCTGCAAGAGGTGATAAACTTGAAGCTTCAAGAGAAGCTAAAAAAGCAAGAACCGGTGGGCCTGCACAAGCACGCGTTAATACTCAAGGCAAAAGCGAAACTGTTGCTGATAAGAAGAAAAAAGGTCCAGGACTTGGTGGCGCATTAGGATTAGCCATGAAGGGTTTAGGTGCTGCAGTTGGTCTTACTGCGATTGGTGCTGGCATCGGTGGTTTCATGAGTGGTATGGCAGCTGCCGGAGATCTTACAGGATTTACTGGAACAGTGTTTGCAGAACAAGCACATAATATAGCTAAAGGATTTAATGCATTAGGCTCGATGAATAAAGTCGGCATTGCAATGATAGGTTCATTAGTAGCTGCAGGAATTTTACTTCCTGTAAAGAAGGCAGCAAAGGCTGCTCTTGGTATGTCATTAATGGGTGCTGGTTTTGGTGGCTTTATGACTGGTATCGTTGCAGCTTCTGCAATAGGTGAATTTGCAGGATTTGATGCTAGTGGTGCAATATTTGCAGCACAAGCTGGAAACATTGCCGCTGGATTTAATGCATTAGGCGACATGGATGAAAAAGCTTTAAAGATTTTTGGCGTATTAGTTGCTGGTACGGTTGGATTATCCGCAATTGTAAGTTCTAAAAAAGCTGCAGTCACTGCAATAAACATGACTATATTTGGTGCAGGTCTTGGCGGCTTTATGACTGGTATCGCAGCTGCTGGAGATCTCTCAGGATTTGAAGGCGACGCATTTGCCGCTCAAGGTACAAACGTTGCAAAAGGAATAACTGCTTTAGCTGGAATAGAAGGACCTGCATTATTAGCATTGCCAGCCTTGCTTGGCGCTGCAGCAGCACTTTCTCTTATGCCAAGTATGGGCGGAATGAAAACTGGAGCCAAATTTGCAGTAGCTGCGAGTTTACTGGGAGCTGGTGTTGGTGGTCTTATTGGTGGTATTACTCTTGCACCTGGTTTAATGGAAAAAATGGGTGGCTTTGATGGTGGCGCTTTTGCTACGATGGCACAAAATATAGCAGATGGTTTAGGTGCTTTTACTGGTGGACAATTAGGTGGTTTAGCTGCTCTCATGGGAGTAGGTGGTATATTAGGTGCAGTACCAGGTGGAGTCGCACTTGCGGGTGCTGCTGCAACAGGTATGGGTCTTATAGGTATTGGCATTGGTGCATTTATAGGAGGTATAGCTGTACCTGCTGCTGGATTGGACTTGTTCGGAATTGATGGATCAGCAATTAAGACACTGTTGTCAAACGTTGGCGAAGGTCTTTCTGCATTGAATGATGTAAAAGGCGATAATTTAAAAGATGTTGGCTTAGGTATGGGTTCAATTGGTCTTGGAATGGTTGCCCTATTAGGTGTTGATGGATTATCGAAGATCTCTGGCTTTATCTCAGGTACATGGAGTACAATAAAAGGCTTTTTTAAAGATCAGGGCCCAAAGAAAAATTCAATCACACAGTTAATTGAAGACCTTGTTGAACCATTGCAAGATATAGATTTTGGTGCTTGGTCTGCAATAGATGCAAGTGGATTTGATAAAAACATTGGCCATATAGCTAACGGATTAAATGCATGGGAAAGTACAAAACCAGAATTTTTTAGTGGCCTTGGTTCAGCTTTAGCAGGTTTTTTCTTTCCTGGAGATAAAAAGCCATTTGATGAACTGATACACCTAGGTGAAAAAAGCAATGACCTGAAAAACGCAGCTGATGGAATGGAAAGAATTGCAGAGGCCATGGGCAAATTGCAAGCTCTTAATTTAGACAGGAAGAACCAATTTGCATTTACTGATATGGCATTTGATTTAGCAAACAGTACAGGCTATATGGCTATTGCAATAAATGGTGGTACGTTTAATGCTCGAGGTACAAACAAACAAGAAAGAAAAATCACAGTCAAACAAGAAAACTCTCTCACAGCAATTTCTCAAGGAGCTAAAGGCGACCTTGAAGGCATAGGTAATCTTTTAACCGTACTTAGTGGAAGAGATCATAGTATAGAAGCTATGCCATCAGGTGATACATCCGGATTTGTAGCCCTTGACGGCGGCGGTGGTGGTGGTAGTAATAGTGGAATAGTAGTAAATGATCAATCTTTTTCTGATCAGAGAGCGATTAGATCAACATTTAACTCTTTTGGAATAATGGAAAGACCACAAGCCAGAGATCTGGAAGACTGGATGAGATACGGCCCACCCAATCTCCAACATTTTTATTAACCGTTAGCTATCTTCGCAAAGTAACTTAACGTATCGTCTTCTTCAGCTGGCATTTCAGCTGCAGTGACTGGTGCTTGCATTTCCTTTATAGGAGCTGCAACTGTTTCTTCACCGAGTTGTGATTGTTGTGCAATCGTAGGTGAATCTGTGATGGCAAGAATCATATTCATCTTTCTCTTTAACTCGTCATATGATTTGTAGTTCGCAGGATCTGCCCACTCACCAATCGGATGCATCATATTATAGATGGTTTCCAACTTTGCTTCATCATTATAGAGTACAGATGTACCAGAGAACTCTGACTTATCATAGTTACGATAGCCTTCGACTTGACGTATCTTCAGTTTGAAGTTACCGCCTTCCCAGAAATCAAATGGATTCATAGGAGTTTCGTCTTGAAATGCTGGCTGCATCACATCCATAATCTTATCAAAGATTTTCTTACCATACTGGAATAAGAATACCTTACCATTATTATCTGGATTGCCTGGATCAGACACGATGTAAATATTAGAAACATAGTGTAAGCGTCTCTTCTGCTTACGTGCAGTTTCTTTATCTTCATCATGACCTGAATTCCATAGTTTAGAATTAAGCTCGCCAACCGGATCTGGTTGACCTATTGATGTGAGTGATTTCTCGATGTACCATTGACCAGTAGGGCCTTTGAATCCGTGATCCCAATACCGTACCCATGGTAGGTCTTCACCTTCTGGTGCAGGTAGGAATCTAAATTCGGCATAACCATTGCCAGCCTTATCGACTGTCGGTTTCCAAACACGATCATCACCATAGTTTTTCTTTTCGCCACCGCCGACTTTCTCGGCTTCGTTGACTAGTTTAGATATTAAATCTTTATTTTTTCTTAAATTTTGAAAGCTCATGTATTTTCC